ATGAAGTGTAAAAAATTATTAATACCATTATTAATACTTAGTTTTTTTGTCAGTTTTTCATATGCAAATGTCCAAGCTAAAGGGCATGGAGGTGGACATTCATCTTCACATTCATCCTCTAAATCTTCACATAGTTCAACATCTAAGAGTAGTAGTTCGGGAATTAAAAGTGGAAGCTTTTCAAATAGTAAAGCAACTACAAAATCAACAACTATACCTAAAAGTAGTACGCCTACAAAGCCAACTACACCTAAGAGTACCACAGGAATTAAAAGTGGAAGCTTTTCAAATAGTGAAGCAACTAAAAAATCGACAGCTGCACCTAAAAATAATACAAATACAAAGTCAACTACACCTAAGAGTGCTGCAGGAATTAAAAGTGGAAGTTTTTCAACGACTAAAGCGCCGCCTGCATCAACTGAGAAATCCACATCAACTTTAAAAAATACGGTGAATACTAAGTCAAAAGCTTTAGCAAGTATTCCATCAAGTTATAGTTGCCATTCTATCAGTAACAATTATTATTACAATACTAGCAATGGAGGAAGCAACTTTTGGAGCAATTATTTGTTATATAGAGCATTAACACCAGAACATAGAACATATGTGACAACCACTGGTTCAAATGCAGTTGCACCAGCATATACGGGAGCTAGGTCTATAATGGCAGATGTAATAACATTGATATTTATTGTAGGAGCAATTGTATTAGTAGTTTATATAGTTAAGAAAAAAAATGCTAAGAAAGGAATATGAAATATGGATAGTCTAAATAAAGAAATAGAAAATAAAATACCTAAATTAGCTGAATATCTTAAAGAAGGAAACGAAGATAAAACAAATAGATAGAGCACTAAGTTCATTAAGTAATATTGAAAAGCAGGTTATACAATATAAGTGCATACAGGGAATGTATTATTATGAATTTACATATAAGGTTTTTAAAAGTGAAAGGCAGTGCGAAAGAATAAAAAGTATAGCTTTAAATAAAATTGCAATTGCACTAGGATTTTAGAGTGACCCTTTTTTGTCCCTAAAATGGCACTCCATTATAAAATTAATGAGTTATAATGGTATTATGGAAAATTAAATAATGGTTGCTACAGCAGGGATTTAATGTGGCAACAACAAAAGCACTTGGTTTCAGGTGCTTTATTCATAAAAAGTTTAAAGAATATACATTAATAAGAAATAGAATCTACACAAAATCGTAATAATTACCATATATAATAATAAGTGTCCTAAGGAGATAACCCTTAGAGGAAAAGTTAAAAGAATATAATAAGTCCCCCTTATTATATATTTATTTGGCAAGCACTAGTGAATACAACTAGTGCTTATTTTCGTTTGAAAATAGTTATCAACAATATATTGTGCATAATGTGAATAACTAATACTACATATTGTAAGGAAGTGAGAAACTGTTAAATATCTATATGAGCTATGAGTGCAGAACATGTAAAAAAGAATTTGTATTATTAACAAAAGATGTTAAAGAACAATTAGAACGAAATAGATATTTAGTATGCCCTTATTGTAGCAGTCATAGGGTTAGCAAAGAAAATATTTCACATAGCTTAAAAGGTGTATGAGCCAAAGAATTTACAAAAAAGTTCATGGAGCTATAAGACAAGTTAAATAAAGGATAACAGGTGAATAAAATATTTATATATTACTCAAAAATTTAAATACTTTATATTTATTAAAAGAAGAAATAGAAAATAATGATTTAGGAAAAACATTATTGGAACATATATAAGCATCATAAAATAGTGCTTATTTTATCTGAAAAATGGAGTGATGTTATATGAATGCAGTTGAACCAATTAGGGACATACAATTAGTTTATGATATAGAAGATTATTTAAAAGAAAAAAATAAGAGGGATTATATTATGTTTTTAATTGGAGTAAATACTGGTTTAAGAATATCAGATATATTAAAACTTAGGACAAGAGATATAAGGGATTCAAAAGGTAAGATTAGAACTCATATTATTCTTGAAGAAGAGAAAACAGAAAAAGATAGAAAGATCATAATAAATGATGATTTAAGACCAATTTTAAAAGAATATCTAGCAAATAAGAAAGATTATGAGTTTATAATTAAAAGTCCCAAAGGAATAAATAAGCCTTTAAGCAGGCAGCAAGCATATAGAATATTGCATAAGGTAGGAGAAATATTTGAAATAGATAATATGGGCTGCCATATATTGAGAAAAACTTTAGGGTATCATTATTACCAGAATAAAAAGGATATAGGTGGATTAATGGATTTATATAATCATTCAAGTGAAGCTGTAACACTTAGATATATTGGAGTAAATCAAGACAACAAAGATAAAATAATTAGCAAATTAAAGTTCATAAGAAAGAGGTAAAAACGGAAGCGTTTTTTTATTTAATTAAGAATGTCACATAAAAGGGTAGAGGTAACATTGATGGATAAAAAATAAGAGCATATATAAGTAGAAAAAATTTTTGCGTGATGTTACAAAATTAATAAAACGTAACATTTTTAAGATGTAAAAATAATAAAACTGCAATAAGCTTAGAGAATAAAAAATTGCAAAGTAATTGTCAAAAATACAAAAATTTGATATTATGTAAATATGGATCCATAATATACATAAGTTAACTTAAAAAATAATTTTTGTAGTTTGATCAATCATTTAACTTAAAAGTATTTATTTTAATGTTTAAATTAAGGAGATGTGTATATTGAAATTTTCTGTAAAAAAATTATTAACTAAGAGCATTTCAACTATAAGTATGTTATCATTATTAGTATTTTCTATTCCATTAAATGTAAATGCAGCAGCAGCTTCACCAGCAGTGACATCAGTAAACATTGTAAAATATTCTGATGGACTTAGATATCCTAATTTAGTAAATACATCAGGTGGAGTTTGTGATATATTTTATAATCCTAGTAATACTACTAGCGCAAGTGCATATATCGATGTAATTCAAGGTGGCTATGGATCAAGTGGTAATTATATTGTCACAGATAATGGGCCATCAGTACATTATACACCAGTAGTATCAAGAAATATAATTTCAGGTGGATATTTAGCAGGATATGATGAAGTTTTTCAAATTAATGGATTGACTCAAGGATATCATCAACTAAAGAGGTTGGTTTTTAATAGCAGTAGTTCTATTCTTAATGGTGCTTCATCAGTTTTATCTGATACAATAAGAGTAAGAGTTTCTCAATATAAGCCACGTCCTGAACAAACTAACATACCTATAAATAAGACATATATATTAAAATTTACTAAACCAGTTGTAATAGATGCTAATACAAAAAATTATATAAAAATATATGATAGTAATGCTAATGAGGTTCCAGTTAGTTTTAGTGCTGGTCCAGATGTTTATTCTATAGCTGTACATGCACCAAATGGAAATTACAAACCAAATTCAAAGTATTCATTGGCAGTACTTCCAGGACTTAAGTCGACTAGTGGACAAGAGATGTTTAGTTTTGTAACAATGGATTTTACTACATCTAGTATTAGTAATGTAAATACCATGTTAAATAATTCTTTAATAAAATCTTCAATACAGAAAGCAGATTTAGAAATTAGCTTTTAATTAAGGAGTGATCTAATAAATATGATAAAAGCAATTGGTGGTTCATCAAGTGTCAATATTACAAATAGTAAAAATACAATTAAGTCGAGTGATGGAAATTTTAGAAATGTAATAGATAACACTCTTACGGAATCTTCAGGTATGGAAGGATTGAAAGATAAGTACAATTATAGTGAAATGACAAATACTGAGAAAAAACTATTTAATTCCTATATACTACAGAAAATGCTTCTTTCGTCTAAAGCTGATACAGAAACTTATCAAAAATTTACTTATGAAGATTTTCAGAAAACTGTTTCATGTTTTCCACCACCAGATTCTCCTAAAACTGTATTTAAGGCTTGGGAAAATTTTTTGTCAAAATATCCTGAAGATGAACAAATAAAAGTAATGGCTCAATTTATTCCTAGAGAACCTATTACATCTAATACTGAGTCATATATTCAAAGTATGATAGATCATTGTACATTAGATGAAATTGTGACTGGAACAAATAGATATTATGAAAAGAGTTTATACAATGGTTTTTTAAAAGAACTTGATAATACTAACAACAGTAGTTCTAAATAATATATACATGTACTAAAAATTAGTTGTATATAGTTCATAATTTTGTTATAAGGCTACATCTTAGATACATAAAGATTTATGTATTAATAAGAATGAAAGTTGTTATTTAATATCATAACCATATCAATAAAATATTTATGTAAAACACTGCATTATTCAAAAAAATTGAATTTTGTGGTGTTTTATTTTGTGTACAAGTATAATGCCCATTAATTATAGTAGATTTTATGATTAATAGTTTGAAAGGTGATAATATTGGAAACATCAATAAATAAGAAAGCTAAGTACAGAACTATTATTTGACGCTTTACTAATAAATTAAACCAGTTCATAAGTGTATTAGATAAATGTATAGTTTATCCTGATGATTCATTACATATAGTCATATTTAAAAAGTATCTTGAGTTAAGTGATATGGTTAAGGTCACAACATATATTAATGATCAAGGACATAGAATAAAGACTACCTCATATAAAGGAGAAAGAAAGTACACATAAAATGATATAGCTGACATAATAAAGAAGCCTGATGATAGTGTAAGTATGGAGCTAATAAATGCAATTAAAGAGATGAAGGACATTGACAGGATACTAAAAGCAAGTCAGGACTTAAAAGAAAAGACTGTTGATGATGAACTTGATCCATATAAAGAAAGAGCTTTATTAACCAGGAGACAAAGAGAAAAACTTGACCTGGAAATATCAGCAATGAGGGGGCAAAGGCACTTTTCAAGTGATGTAGAGCGTATAATGAATGATATGCTGGCCAACTTTAGAGCTAAACTTATTGCAATGCCGACTAAAATAGCACCACCACCTAAACTTACAGTTAGTGAATGAGCAGATAGTTACAGAAAATTATCTTCAGAAGCTTCAGCAGAACCAGGACAATGGAGAACTTCAAGAGCACCATATCAAAAAGACATAATGGACGCAATAAATGATCCAAGTGTTGAAAATGTTGTAGTAATGTCTTCAGCGCAAGTTGGTAAAACTGAATTACTTTTGAATATAATAGGATATTTTATAGACTATGATCCAGCACCAATATTATTACTCCAGCCAACTTTAGAAATGGCAGAAACTTTTTCAAAGGATAGATTGGCAACAATGATTAGGGATACAGTAGTGTTAAAAAATAAAATTGGTGACATTAAAGCTAAAAATAGTGGCAATACATTACTACATAAAACATTTCCAGAAGGACAAATAACTTTAGCTGGTGTAAATTCACCATCTTCACTGGCAAGTAGACCTATAAGAATATTATTGTGTGATGAAGTGGATAGATATCCATTTAGTGCTGGTACGGAAGGTGATCCTCTTAACCTAGCAGCCAAAAGAACAACGACCTTTTGGAATAAGAAAAAAATATATGTATCCACTCCAACTATAAAGGGAGCTTCAAGAATTGAAACTGAATATGAAGAGAGTACTATGGAACAATGGTGCTTACCTTGTCCATATTGCGGCAAACATCAACCATTAACCTGGGGACAAATTAGGTTTGAGGATGCAACCATGGAATGTTTATATTGCAGGGAAAGATCTACTGAGGCTGAGTGGAAATCAGGTAAGGGTGAATGGATGGCCAGGAGAAAACACAGAAATAAAAGAGGGTTTCACTTTAATGAGTTATCTTCACCATGGAAACCATGGCGTGAAATCATTGAAGATTTTAGAGAAGCTAAGAAAAGCACTGATACATTTAAAGTATGGATTAATACTTCACTTGGAGAAAGCTGGGAAGAACAAGGTGAAAAGGCTGATGAAGAAACATTAATGAAACGTAGACAAAGGTATAATACGCAATTGCCAGATGATGTACTGATTTTAACAGCTGGAGTTGATACTCAAGATGATAGACTTGAAGTTGAAGTAGTCGGCTGGGGTGTTGGTAAAGAATCCTGGGGAATTGAATATAAAGTTTTTTATGGAGATCCTTCTCAAAGTGTAGTATGGAATCAACTTGGCAGTTATTTAAGTAAAACTTGGACTTATTCAAATGGTGAAGGTTTGGTAATATCGTGTACTTGTATTGATAGTAGAGGCCATTACACTAGTGAAGTATATAAATTTTGCAAAACTAAAGAACATAGAAGAATTTTTGCTGTGAAAGGTAAAGGTGGAGATGGAATTCCCTTTGTTGGTAGAGCTTCACGAACAAATAGAGAAAAAGTAGCATTATTTATTTTAGGGGTTGACCAAGGAAAAGAAACTTTACTTTCAAGGTTGAAATTAGAATTTGAAGGGGAAGGATATTGCCATTTCCCTATGGAAGGTGATAGAGGTTATGATGAAGCTTATTTTAAAGGCTTAACTAGTGAAAAAAGAGTAATAAAATACTATAGAGGCAAGCCTAAAGTTGAGTGGTTGAAGAAATCTGGTACCAGAAATGAACCTTTAGACCTTAGAAATTATGCTACGGCAGCACTTGAAATCCTCAATCCTAATTTAGAAATGCTTAAAAATACACAGAAAAAGAGTAATATTTATATTCAAAAACAACCTAAAAAACGTTATGGATTAATAAAAAAAGGAATAGATTACTAATTAAAATCGTTAAAATTAGCGGTTTTTTATTTTTGCAAAAAAAGAGGTGGGTTATATGACAAATAGACTTGAAACACTGAAAAAACGCTATGAAGAATATGTAAAAGCTGAAGATACAATCTTAAATGGTGGACAAGAGTACAGAATTGGAACTAGTCAGTTTAAGCGTGGTGATTTAAAAACAATTAGTGAAACAATTGCCTATTTAGAAAAGGAAATTGCTAATGAAGAAAGCAAGCAGCAAGGCAAAGGGAGAAATAAAGTTATTGGAGTTATTCCAAGGGATCTATAAGAAAGGTGGAGGTGCTATTTGAATGTTTTAGATAAATTGGTAAGTTATATAAATCCTAATGCTGGACTTAGGCGCGAAATTGCAAGGTCTCAATCAAAGGTTATTAAGCATTTTATGAATACAGGATATTCTGAAAGTGGTGCAAGTACACAAAAGAAATCTATGAAAGGATGGAATTCATTAAGTAGTAGTCCTGAAGAAGATATTGACCTGAATCTTTTTGTATTAAGGAATAGGTGCAGAGGCTTGTATAATGCCACACGTGGTTATTTGATAATATCTGCAGGTGTATATGTATTTAAGTATAGACAATAATTGCGTAGGGGAGGGAACGCTTATGTTAGATAAAGAAATATTTAAAAAGACAGAAGGGTGGCTATATGGATATTTTAAGCAAATAAAAGAATTAGAAAAGCTAGATCACATGTGTAGAGAACTTGAGAATCAAAAGGAACATATAAGAAAAGATATACAAGAAACCAATATAAGTTTAGAAGAAGAATCCAAATCAATAACCTATGAGGAAAGAGTTCAAACTTTTTCTTTTAGTGTGGATATGCAGAAAAAGAATCTATAAGACAGATAACAAAATTAGAAGAAGAGTGGAAATATGTAAGAAGAAAATTACTTAAGAAAAGAGCTAGAATAAGGGAATTAGAAAGGCAGATAGCTCCATTAAAATTTAATTTATCTATGTTATCAAAAGAAAATAAAATGTTTATTGAATGGAAGTATAGAGAGTGTAAAAGTGTTGGATGGATATATATATATAGAAATGTATGCAGGAGCTAGAGCAACAGCATATAGGAAAAGAGAAGAATTAGTGCAAGATATAGCCCAATGGTGCAATTTTATAAAATAAATCATATAAAACCCATTTAAGTCAAAATAAAATATTAGAACCAAATTGTATTTTAAGAGGATAAGTTATCTAAATGATACTTGTCCTCTTAAAAATCTTTATTAATTCATTTTACAATTGGTTCCATCATAGTAAAAAGTAAAAGAAGTTGTCCCAACTATATTATTATTACGATCTAGTGCATTTAGTGTAAAGTAATAATAAGAATTTATGTGAGTATAAGGACTATTATTATTAAAAGAAACCACAGTACCAATGGTTTCAGCGTCATTAATATTTACAGCACCACCACCACCATACTGTACGCCTGCAGATGATCCTGACGCATAATATATTTTGTATTCATAATGGGTAGCACCATATTGACTAAGCCAGTAAATATGACCATCTTTACTAATAGCTGCTGAGAAATTATCTTGTGAATTTGTTGAAACAGTAGATATGTTAGCTTTTACAGTATTTTGTACAGGTGCAGCTTGTACATTTGCAAAAGTTAAACCAGAAGCAAGTATTACTCCACATAGAGTAGAAGTTAAGAATTTGATTTTTTTGTTCATAATATAAGTCTCCTTTGCGATAAAATTTTGTTAATATTTGATTATAATCAATATATTACAATTATTATAAAAATATGTAAAGCATTAAGAATAGTAAAATATTATGGTATAATGCAATTACAATCAGATATTTAAATAAAGCTCAAATATATAGAAAATTGCAAGAATAAATGCATTTTGTAAATTATAATTAATTTAATTGTTATTTTAAGTAGTAAAAAACTGAGACAAATTTGAGACGAAATTGAGATAAAAAAGCTTAAACAATAGAATATAATAGTATCATAGAAAATTAAGTGATGGTTGCTATAGCAGGAATTTAATGTGGCAGCAACAAAAGCACTCGGTTTTAGGTGATTTATTCATAAAAAGTTTAAAGAATATACATTAATAAGAAATAAAATCTACACAAAATCATAATAATTACCATATATAATAATAATTGTCCTAAGGGAATAACCCTTAGAGGAAAAGTTAAAAGAATATAATAAGTCCCCCTTATTATATATATATATATATTGTTTCAAGTAAGTACTAGTGAATATCACTAGTGCTTATTTAAATTAGTATAGTTGGAAAACAATAATTAACAATTTCTTATTTAAGTAATAAGTGACATTGTTTGGATAGGAAGTTGTGTTAAAAATAATTATAAGCATGACAAAAAGGCTTTTTTTAGAGTCCTTAAAAAAGCCGTAGGCTGCTAACTTTATATAATAACTTTGATTTAAGCAGCTTTGTTAATTAGAACTGAGAAAATATCAGTTAATTTAACTGGTTTTTCAGAAGCCCAAGCATCAATAAAACAGCAAAAAGCTCCAAGAAATACTCTTACTGATCTTCGTTCACTTGAATAAATAATGGCATTTTCAGCATGAAAGTCATTATTTAATCGATCCCAACATCTTTCAGTAGTAGAACGTCTTTTATAGAGAGCTTTCCATTGTTTTGAGCCTCTTAATATGTGAGTAAAATATCTTGGGTTATCTAGAGTTTTTGTATAATGAGTTTTCTTACTTTCCAAGTTTAAGCTTGCAATCACATACTTTTTTACCATAAGGCGAAGCCTGTGTAGGCATACATGTTCCATCAGCTGCGATATTTAATTTACGCAGTTTGGATTTGTAAATGGATTTATTCTTACGAATCAGCTTATCCATAAAATCATAAAAAGTGCCAACTCCAGGTACTGGATCAGCACAGATGCCTTCGGCCTTATAGGTTGAATAACAAACAGGAATAAATCCAGATAAGATGGACAGCAAAGGGTTTGAACGCAAAGTTTTAATCCATTCAGATATACTTGTTTCTTTAGTATAAATCATAACAATAAGTGATCTAAGTAATGCTACCGCATCTTTTGGCGGGTCACCTTGATTTGATTTAGAATAAGAACTTTGGATTAACGGAACAATTCCTGTTAGGTCAGTAGAACATAATTTGGTAATTAATGACTCGTAAGTAAACAAAGTAACATGTTGATTAGTTTGGATATAAAATTTCTCCAAAAATGTTTCAAGAAAATATTGATAATTTTTATGAGAATAGTAAACAGTTAACATAAATAACACTCCTTAAAATGAAATAATGTAAAAAAATATCTATATCTCATTTTGAAATTTTTTGAAATTTGTCAAGTGCTATTTTTAAAAAATATATTAAAATAAATTAATAATTCTACGAAATAACTAAATTTTCTAAGTATTTCGTATAATACAAGACTTAAAGAAATTCTGAGGTGAAGTTGATTTTTGTATAAAAATAAATTTAGAGTTATCAACGACTTGAGAGTTTTCTAGAGTACTAAATTATACTTAGAGGTGAGTAAAAATATTGATATATTACGCAAAGATTTAAATACTTTATATTTATTAAAAGAAGAGATAGAAAATAATGAATATATAATAAAAAGTAGTTTGCAATATATTGATGAAACCGCTCAAAATAAGGTTAATGTTTATGAAATAGGACAAATACCTAAGAATATATATGGAATTATATTAAAAAAGATAATATTTTATGTGTAGTAAGTGATAAGGAATTGCTTAAAAGAGTGTTTGTAAATAGATGTATTGAACAACATAACTTTGAAAATGAAAAAATTGGTAAGGGAGTAGTATGTAAAGATACTCTTGTAGAACTTTTACGTAATTCAAAAATATCATGTATATATTATAAAACTATAATATATACATGATATTTACAAATTATTACAATATTTATAAAATATATTATAATTGAGTAGAATGTAAATAGTAATTTATAACGAAAATAAAATACAAGGATAATGTAGGATGAAAGAAATTATAAGAACAGAAATAGACAAAGAATGGGCACACTCTGCGATTGTTGAGGCAGGGGATTATGTTTATATTAGATATTGCATGAAGAGTGAGGGACAATCAATCGAAAACCAAATAAATGGTGCATTTGATGTTTTGAGTGAAAGACTTGAAAAGATAGGCTTGACATTGAAATCTGTAGTGTAAATGGATTGCTTATTTAGAGATATTAAAGATTTATCGTTTTTAGGAGAAATAATTAAGGAGTGGTTTAATAAATATCACAAATAGTAAAAATAAAAATATATAAAGTACACAAAAGTGTCCATTTTAATTGTCTCTATTTTAATATTGCTATACTTGATAAATTTAAGTATATTCCACTTAAGGGGGAGATTATAATAGAGCAACTAAAGAAATTAGAAATACTAATAGAAGAATTAAGGACACAATTATATGATATTATTAATAAAAAAGATGGAGATTTATTAAGTACAGAGGTAGTGACAGCTAGTAAAATGTTAGACTCAGCATTAAATACATATATAGAATTAATCAAGTGATTTTTAAACTGAGGTGAAGATATTAGCGATGGTAGTGATCGAATAAATGAAAATAATTACTTAAAGTACTCTAGGTGTTTTTTAATATTGGCTATATTTATTAAATATGTTCTATAAAACTGGATAAATGCTTGCATTGATTTATAATGTAGTAAAAATGTAATTATTATTTTTATAAGAATTTTATGACAAGGTTTTAAGCCCACCAAATGGTAGGCTTATTAACTGTATATTTAATTATGTTACGTTTAGAATAAGTTTTCAGGATAGTTTCCATAGATAGTATGTTATTTATAAACTGTTTTTGAACCTATTGAGTCACCATTAGCATAAAAATGTACTACAGCATATGTCCAATGTCTATCTGTTCCACACCCATATGACATTCCTGAACTTGAGCGTTCACGATGTTGGAATTTTTAGAAGCTACTATAGCTCCGCATAAAACAGGTGCTAAAAATTTAATTTTTTTGTTCAT